ATCATTGGTGGCAGCGTAGCTGCCCCGACCGTGACGCAGGCTGGTTCGGGCTTCCTTGTGCCCCCGGTTCTGGTCATTGATCCGCCCCCGCCGGGCGGTATTCAGGCCACGGCCATTGCCGTGATGACCGCAGCCGGTTCGTCGGGCATTGCGTCGGTCACGATGGTTAATGCCGGTGCTGGCTATGCGGCCACCCCGAATTTCTGGATCGTGCCGCAGACGCCGATCTACCAGGGCGGCCCGTCAGGCGGCGTCGCCGCTGGTGCTGTTCCGGCTCCGGGTCTTGTCTATCCGGGTAATGCCTTGTCGGGCAATCAGAACACGTCGGCCACGGGCGCACAGCTCACGTCGATTGCGCTCACTGGTTCGGGCACGCTCCTTGGCATCCATATGTATCAGTCTGGCGGTGGTTATACCTCGGCCCCGGCCGTGACATTTACGGGTGGTGCGGGTGGTGTGGCGTCAACGGCTCTTGTGGCCGTTACTTCCAACGCCAATTCGACCTGTCTTATCCAGCCGCGCGTACAATAAGGAAAATCGCAATGGCAACCTCTACAGTTGATGTAACTACCGCGCCGGCAGAGATTTTGTCGGTGACGGAACTGAAAAACGGCAACGTCTACATCGTCACCAAGACCAAGGTGTATCAGCTCATGGACGGCAAGTTGCGTCCGCTGACCTTTGCCGATGTGTTACATGCTGCGGTTGTTGCTGGCTCGACGCCGCTGCCGATTGGTGCGGTTCCGAGTGCCGCGCCGCCGCCGGTAGCGCCGCCCAAGCCGGCTGTAATCCCGGTAACCCCGGCGCCCTCTACGGGCATTTTCGGCACAAACCCCGCAACCACGACTCCGATAACGCCGTGAACCCAGCCGAACTCGCACAGCAGCGCGTCCGCTATGTGAAGGTCACGAACGGCCTTGAGACGCCATTTACCGATATGGCCGATGGCGTGCCGTTTAGACTTATGCCGGGGCAGTCCGACAACCTGCCGCTGGACATGGCCGCGCACATTCTCGGCTACCATCCCGATGTGGATCCGGAAACCATGTTCCGCTATATCTGCCGCCGGCAGGGCTGGAATACGCCCAAGCATGTGCAGCAGAATGCCGAAACCAACAAGACGCTGGCGCAGGAGTATTTCGACAAGCTCAAGATCGAGGCCATTGCGTTCAAGCTGGTGCCGGCCACCGACCCGGACCCGAAAGTGCCGGTGCCGGCCGAACAGGATGTCCCTACCGAGGGCCTTATGCGGGACGTGCCGCGTGTGACAAAAGCGCGCAGTCAGGTGGGGGGTTAAAACTTAACTTTGGCAACCCGAAGAGGAAGAATGCCATGCGTGACGAACAGGCTATCGAGAAAGAAATTCAGGACAAGGGACTCAATGCACCGCGGCTCAACCCGGCGCACATTGACGCTCAAATCGCCAAGGAAGCCTATTACGTTTTCCCAAACACAAGTCTTACTGTTTGTGCGCTCACTCTGCGCAACGGGTTTCATGTGATTGGGGAAAGTGCCGCGGCTTCGCCTGAAAACTTTGATGAAGGGATCGGCCGCAAGATCGCACGCGACAATGCCCGCAGCAAAATTTGGGCGCTTGAGGGTTATTTGCTGCGGTCAAAGTTGGCGGCTGCCGCGTGATGAATGCAACTCTCCGATTACATCACGCAGCTTCAATTCCTGCTGCATGACCAGACCAATGCGGATTTCAGTCAAGCCGAACTGATAAACGCCATCAACAATGCGCGTGAAGTTACCGCGCTTGATTTTCAATGCTGCCGAACTGCTTATTTGACCGCGCCAAATGGTGTGGCCAATCCCGGCGCTTATAATCCCGTCAGCACAATTGCCCAGCAGGAAGTCTACCCGATGACCGGCGCTCCCGGCAGTGTGCTTAACGGGCAGATTGTTGGTGCGACGGTTACCGCAGGTGGTGCCAACTACACAGCGGCAACGACCGTGACATTCCCCGCGGCTCCTGCGGGCGGTACAACAGCCCTTGCAGTCCCGGTTATTGCGAATGGTGTCATTACATCCATCAACGTCACCCAATGGGGCACTGGGTACACGCCGGTTATCCCGCTTATTTCGGGTGCTGCGCTACCGGCTATCACTATTACTGATTCGGGTGGGGGTAGTGGAGCCACTGCTCGCACGGTGATGTTCAACAATGTGTTCAATGTCGTTTCCATTTCGTACATCTGGGGTAACCAGCGGTACATGCTGCGATTTCGTGGCTTCACGCTGTACCAAGCCTACATGCGCTCTCAGCTCGGCTTCTACCAGCGCGGCATGGTTTGGACGATTCACCCGTCCACCAGCACAGTTGTTATTCAACCGCCGCCGGACCAGGCATACCAGACCGAATGGGACGTGTTGCAGACGCCAATTCCGTTAGTGAACACGACCGATTACGAGGTTCAAATTTTGCCGCCATTCACCGACGCGGTGAAGTACTACGCGGCGCACTACTGCTTGAACAAATTGCAGAACTTCAATCAGGCTGAATACTACCTGAAACTCTATTCGGCCCGTGTGCCCAAGATCATTTACGGCCAAGGTCCGGTGCGAATACCGAACCCGTACAACAAGACATTCCAGCGCCGCGTATCGAGGTAGCCATGGCCGGCCTTCCGCAGCCAGGCGGCGATCAACGCGATCAGACGAAGTTCATCGTTTACGAGAACTTCGAGAAGATGAACACGCAATCCATCCGGCAATCGTTGTCGGAAAAGGAACTTGCGTGGCTGGAAAACCTGCAACCGATTGCCGGCAATAATCTCACGGCTGTTCCGGCACCGGCCGCGGCTGCGCTCGCGACAATTGGCGAAAACATTTCAACGATGTTTTACGCCGCACTACTCGGCGTGGATTATTTCGTGGCGTTCACGACGGTTGGCGCTGGGTATCTTTTCAATATCGCAACGGGTGCGGTAGGGCAGTTTGCCCCGGACGGCACATTTAGTGCACAGCCTGACGTAACGACATGGCAGGCATCGCGGTTGCTGATTGCCGATTCCAAGGCCGGTTATTCGACATTCGACGGCACGATTTTTGTGGGTCAGGGCGGGGTATCGCCAAACATCACTGTCACGAACGGTGGCAGCGGCTATGGTGCCGCGCCTTCAATCACCATCACGGGCGGCAGCGGCTCGGGCGCCACGGCTCATGCGGTGGTGCAGAACGGCTCCATCATTCAAATCATCTTGGACAATCCCGGCCACGGCTATCAGGTCACCGATGTACTGACTGTGGTGATTGGCACCAGCCCCGGCTCGGGTGCTACTGCGCATGTGACCATGACGGGTTCGCCTGTCGCTTCGCTGCAAATTATCAATCCGGGTACTTTCACCGGCCCGGCCGGGGTTGGCATTCATACTTTGACTTCCACAGGCGGTGGTGGCACGGGCGCGCGAGGGTATTGTGTTGTCTCGTCGCTTGGTGGCTCGGGCCGATACATTTCGGCAGTTGTTCTTACATCGCCAGGGTCGGGCTACACGTCGCCGCCGACTTTCTTTCTCGTTACTACAGGCGGGCCGGCCCCCGTTATTGGAGCAACACTTGGAACTGAAAGTGTCGCGACGATTGTTCTCGACACGGGAGGCACGCTGTATTCGGCCCCGCCCGCGGCCATCATCACCCCCAGCGACGGCAACGGCTCGGGTGCAGTGGCCACCACGACAATATCTGGCGGCGTGGTCAATACTATTGCGCTCAATGCCTCTGCCGTGACTGCCTTGGCTATTGCCTTTCAGGGTATTTCATCCACTCCCGGTACGTTTGCGCTGAGTTTCACGGGCGGTGGCGGCTCGGGTGCGACCGGGACCGCGACAATCGGCAACTACACCGACAACACAGGCGCCACTGCTGTTGGTGTTATTTCCGTTTTCATAACGGCCGGCGGATCGAACTACGTTACCGCGCCAACCATAGCTGTTGTTGGTGCGACATTTTCGGCAAATCCGACAATTCTTGCCACCATCGCTTCGCAAGGCTCGGGTTACGACCTGACGCCATCGGTTCTTATCGGTTCAGGCACGGGCGCAACCGCCATTGCCCACGTCTGGCCGTTCATCAACAGCACCATCGTCGGCGATGCCTTTACAACGCTGGCCGTGTTCCAGGGCCGGGTGTGGCTAGGCGGCGGCAACTTGCTGACTTGGACCGGCACGGGTGCAAGCTATGGCAACGTCGGCTATGATGATTTTGACGCGGCCGATGCCTCGGGTACGCTTATCATTTCCGATGCCGATTTGATCCACGCCATAACCGCACTACGCGCGTACAATAATTATCTGTTCATCATGGGCGACCAGTCGGTGAAGCAGATTGGCAATATCTCGCTCAATCAGGCCGGCGACGTAACGCTGTTCACGATCCTCACGCTGTCATCTGACCAGGGCACAATCTACCCAAAATCCTGCATCAGCTACAATCGTGTGTTCATGTTTGCCAACACCAACGGCATTTACGGTGTGTTCGGCAGTAGCGTGCAAAAACTGTCCGGCGATATGGACGGCATTTGGAAGCTGGTTGACTTTACCCAGGTGCCGCAAGGGGCCTTGGCCGACATCAACGCCATTCACAACGCGGTGTTTCTGGTCCGGTACAAAGACCCGCTATCTACCACGCGCTCGATCATGCTGACATTCGACGGCAAGCGGTGGTGGGTGTTGCAACAGGGCAGCTCACTGACTGCCATTGCCACGTCGGCATCGCTCGCCACGGGACAAAACTCGCTCTATGGCAGCTCCGGGCCGGATGTGACGCAACTGGTGGCGCGTACCGCAGCCATCAATTGGAAAATCCAGACGGCATTGACGCACCATGGCAATGCCGTGCAGGGCAAGGCGGTTATCCGAGCCGGCTTTTCCTATAATCAAGCGTTTGGTTCCAACAACGTCACAATGTCGGTCGATACCGAAAACGCGAGCAATAATTACAATCTTGCGATAACAGCCGGCTTCCATGTGACGGGTGGTTCCAACGACGCCAGCAACAATGCCATTGGTGGTTCGGGTGTGTATCTTGGGCTAACCGTCAGCGGAACATTTGCCGGAATGACTATGACGAACCTACTTTGCGAGTATCAAGAGAAATCATTGTGGAAGGGCGCATAGCAATGCCGCAGTTCCAGCCAGATCAATGCACTTTTAATGATGGTCCGGGTTTAGGGCAATGGGACGACTCACACCATCGCGAACACCAACAGTTTGTCGAGGTATTGGCCCAGCAAGTGCCGGCGGTGTTGATTCCAAACTATGATTTCCTGCAATTCCTGACCAGCGGCAATGCGCAGCGGTCAATTGCGGATTCGCACCAGAAAGCCCATGACCAGTTGGGTGGTATCCTTGGCATTACGGCCACGGATTTCAGCGACTATGACCTGAGCAAGCAGGACGACTTCTATAATTTTCTGGGCTATCATGCTACAACGCACGCCCAGATACGGCAGGCGCTAGGGATTGTGTGATGTTTGGAAACTTCCTCGACCAATTTGGGCTCAATTTCCAACTGCCAGACGCGAATGCCCAAGGCGGGCTGTTCGGTCCTGATGCCCAACAGCCTGCGCAGCAACCACCCGGCGCCCCACCCGCACCGGGCGGCGCCGGCACGGGCTTGAACATGACCCAGCCGGTGACGGGCGCGGCTCAAGCCCCACCGGGAGTAACCGCGCCGGGCGGCGGCAACAACGTGCAGCCGGTGACGGGACCGCAACAGCAGCCGCCGCAGCCAAGCCCGCTTGCAAGCCCATTGGCGCCGGGCGGCGGCAGTAGCTTTGGCCAGCCACAGAATCAGCAGCCCGACCCTGCACCGGCAGCCGGGGTGGGTAGTCAATTCGGCAACAATGGCAAGACAGGTTTCTGATGGCCGATCCAACAACCGGGTTAGACACTGGCAGCAGCTCCAGCAGTGGCGGCCTTAGCGGCTCCAGTGCTCTCGGATTGGGTGCACTAGGCGTTGGAGCTATCGGCCTCGGCTCGATATTAGGCCAAGGCGAATCGCCGTTGCCGGGCGAATTTAGTCAGGTGACGGGCAACGCGGCTACAATGGAGGGGCAGGGGGCACAGTTGTTTGGTCAAGGCCAGCAATTGACCGGCCAAGGTGCGGACGCGCTACGCATGGCCCAGAACGGGCAACTGACCAGCCCTCAGCAGTCGGAATTGAACCTGTATAGCCAAGGTTTGAAAAACCAGACAGCGCAGACCTATGCCGGCATGGGGCGAAATGCAAATCAGGATACGAGTGCTATTAGTTCCCAGGCGCACAACGATGAAATGGTAAATGCCATGGCGCAAAAGGAGATTCAAAGCACAATCGCGCTCGGTTTGGGAGAGACACAGGCCGGCATGGGATTGTCCGGGCAGGCGCTGGGGTTTGAGAGTGCGGCCAATCAGGCGTTGATTGCCGCTGGTCAGGCCCAGCTACAGCAGGACAAGGATTATAGTACGGCATTGACCGGCGCATTTAGTTCAATTGCGCAAATCCTCGGTGGCGGCGCCATGAAGGCCGCGGTGGCGGGGGTGTAATGACAGAAACATACGTTGATAGCACTGGCGAAACCCGCGACAAGACAAGCGGCCGCAATACCAATCCGCCCGCGGATACGCCGGCAGAGGCACAGGCCGATCCGTCCAGTGCGGGCGCGTCCGCACTCAAGCCGCAGTCGGCACTTGCCCAACCGGACCAGACTGAAATCGGCAAGTACGAGGCGGGTATTGCCACGGCGCAAAAGCCGTTTCTGGACAAGCTCGACAAAACACTGAGCAACCCGCAGGAGCGAACGGCCCAATTCGAGAAAATCAAGGATGCGCCAAACCCGCAGGACTATCACAAATACTCTATGGAATTTGCTAGTGCGGCTGCGGTCTTGGGCGCGGTTGCGGGTCGCTGGACGCGACAGGGTGGCACTGCGTCGCTCAATGCGTTTGCCGGTGCGCTCAAGGGCTGGCAGGCCGGCAATTTGCAGGCTTACGAGGAAGCGTCAAAGCAATGGGAGCAGAACACCAAAAAAACTATTGAGAATAACAATATGGAATTGGAGAAGTACCACGAAATCCTCAATAACCGGAAATCCAATATTGAAGAAATGACGCAGGGGCTGACCATTGCGGGCAGCCAATTCCAGAACAGCGTCATTACCGACCTTGCCAAGTCCGGCAATTTCAATGGCGTGGCTCAGGCGGTTGATAAGATGGGCCAAGCCAATCAGCGGCTACAGGGCGCGTTTGGGCAGTTAAGCGGGGTGCGCAAAGAGCAGGCTGCCGAAGTATCATCAAAGGTTGATGAGTTGAACGGCAATCCAGAACTTGCGCAGCGTATAATGCAAGACAAGCCGACCGAGTGGCTGAAAATAAAGGCCGCGGCTGAATCTCTTGGCTTGAAACTGAATGACCCAGCTAAGGATACGCAGCCGTTGCCCAAGGTATCGGGCACGCCACGTTCATTGCCAGCAATGTGGGCGCAATCATTTACTCAGGATTTCCAGCGCCAGCATGGCCGTCCGCCGTCACCTGATGAGTTGGCTGCCGGGGCTGCAAACTTTCAGGGTGGTCAGTCTGCCGCCCGCGCGGCGGGTACGCGGGCGGGGCAAATCGAGGTGTCTGTGGCTGAGGCCGATCAGACCTTCCAGTTGGCTGTGCAGGCATCGGATGCCGTGCCGCGCGGCAAATTTGTGCCGATGAACAAGATTATTTTGGGCGGTAAACAGTTGATGAGCGATCCAGCCTACCGTCAATTCATCGACGCCAACGAGTCGGCAGTTACGGCCTACGGTGCTACCATGTCGCGCAACGGCGCCAACACGGTCGCCGCTCAGTCGCGGGCGCATACCGTTCTTGATACCGCCGATTCTCCGCAAGCCTATCGTGCGGGCATTGCGCAGCTCCGTAAGGAAGTTGACGCGGTTGAAAAGGCGCCGGGGATGGCAAAGAAGGCTCTTCTTGAAAACTATTTCGGGCAAGCGTCAGAGGGCGCTGCCGGGGGTCAAAACACTACATCAACCGGCGTCACTTGGAGTGTACAGCCCTAATGCCCAAGCTGACCGTCAACGGACAACAGGTTACGGTCGGCGATGAGTTTATGAAACTCGCGCCCGAACAGCAAAACTCGACTGTTGATGAAATTGCCAAGTCGCTGCCGCAGCAGTCACAGCCCGAACAGCCACAAGAACGTGGCGTTGCTGATAAACTGCTGGGTCTGACCGGCGAGCGTTACCAGACATGGCCTGAGCGCGCGGTGCGGGGTGTTATTAGTGGGGTAGATGAGGGATTAACGGCTGGCGCCACGCTCACAAAAGAGGCCCTGACAGACCCGGCTAAATACTCACAAGACGTGCAAGATCCAGCCAAGGTGTTGCCGGCCGCGTCATTAGGAATGACAGCGGCACCAGAGGCGGCAGAAATTGCCGGCGGTGTTGTTAATGCGGCCTCACAGGCAAAACAGATTCGGGCAGCATTGCCCGCTACTGATGCGATCAAAAAGTCGGCCCAGGCATCATATAAGGCCGTTGAGGATGCTCGACTGATTGCGTCCGAGGGGTCTCTTAATGGTCTTGTCTCGGCAACACGGGCCGGATTGGATCAGCGGCTAATTACGGACACCGTGGCCCCGCGAACATTCAAGGGGCTTGAACAATTGCAAAAGAGTGGTGGCGATATTTCCGGCATTCTTGGTGTGCGTCAACGGCTTGGTGAAATCACACCCGACTTGGGTTCCGATTATGCAGCCGCGCAACACGTTCGCGATGCTATTGACAGCTACATTGAGAATTTGCCACCCGGCGAGATAGTCAGCGGTGATGCCAAATTTACTCAGGCTATGCTCGAACATGCGCGTTCTAGCTGGCGATCCTATGCCGAATTGGATCAAGTGCAGTCTGCCATGGAAATTGGTAGCCATCGTGCGGCTACGTCTGGTGTCGGCGCTAATACGCAGAACGCCATGCGGCAGCGCATTCGTGAAATTCTCGATAACGATAATAAATCACGGGGGTATTCTCCCGAAGCAAAAAAACAGATGGAAGATATTGTCGAAGGTACTTGGCTGACCAATGGTGCCCGGTTTGCTGGCAAGTTTGCTCCATCTGGTCCCGTATCGGGTATTGCATCTGGCATGGCTTACTTGGGTGGAGGTCCTGGGGCTGCGGCTGCCGTGGCTATCCCGGCTACCATTGCGAAATATCTTGGTACCTACCTGACCCGGCGGCAGATTACCGAACTGGAAAACATCATCCGTAGCGAATCGCCGCTTGGGCGCGCGGCCACGGCAGAGATTGAAAAGCAACCGCCGGGCATGGCATCGCGTGCGCTGACCGCGGCCACCCCCGCCCTTGTGCCCGGTGCGGCAAGCGCCCTTGCCCAGCCCGGAAACTAGGAATATTGTCACATGGCCGCAAAGGCTAAACCGCCCGACGAATCGGAAAAGTTCTTGGGCATTCTTGAGGGTGGCGTGAAGGCAGTTTTGAAAGACGCAACTGCGACGGCCGGTGAGCGGGTAGCCGCTATCACGGCTGGCGCGAAGCTCTTGGCAATTCGGCACAAAATCAGCGACGGCGATCAGAAGGGGTTTTTCGATTCATGACCACCGAAGTCCGTCAACTGTTTGCCGATGTGCAGCCGCCGGGGCCAACTGAATCCGACATCAACCCCAACTTCATCGAAACAGCGCGCACGGTGGCCAAAATATGTGCCACCCGGTCGCTGCTCATGATTGCCGTCCTGACCGGGGCGGTGATTTGGGGTTACACGATCTTCGATCCGACACAGGCGCGGCTTTATGCAGCCGTGGCGTTCTCAATCGTTTTCGTAGGCCCTCTCGCGGCCTTGTACCACCGGAAAGGGTGAACCATGAGGCAATATCTGAAATTCGGCTTTGGCATCATCGCGGGCGTGCTGCTCGCGGCTGGGATGGCTGCCGGCATCTTTACCGCCACGGCGCAGACCACCAATTTGACGCCCAACGTAACCACCACATCGGTTACCAGTGGAACGGCCGTGCAAATCATCGGTCAAAACCCCGGCCGCAAGTCGATCCAGATTTGCAATATCGGGACCGGAGTGCAGTGGATTTGGCCGGGGCCGCTGTCGCCGACCGTCAGCGCCTATGAGCTGCCGGCGTTGTCATCGGGAACGACCACCTGCTTTACCGCGCCAACTTTCGCAGGCGGCGCCAATGGTAGCACCGTGGGCAATTCATGGAATGCGATTGCGGTGTCCACGACTGGTTCGGTGAGTGTGTTTGAATGGTAGTAGGTAAATGAATGTTCGCCCTGGGGTTGCTCGTAACGGCGGCTTACTGGCCGTGGCTGTGGTCGCCGGCCATGACCCCGAAATGGGCGGCGCTGTCTATCGTTTCCTGCGGCCTATTGCTCTACCGGAACAAACCTATCCAATGGACCGGCGCTCATATGGCTGGGGCCGCCCTGCTTGGTTGGGCGGTCCTGTCGGTGGCATGGTCACCGTATCCCCTCTTTAGCCTAAACGGGTTGTGGCAGATCGTTTGCCTCCCGGCAGTCTGCTTCATCCTTGGGTCGCAAAATCAGTCTTTGCGGCCCCTTTTTATTGGCGGCGGTGTTGGGTTGGCCATATCATCCGTCGTGGCGGTTGGTCAGCTTGCCGGCTGGATCGACTGGCCGACCATAAACATCCCATCCGGGCTATTCCTGAACAAGAATTTCATGGCCGAAGCGGCGGCCCTGGTCCTGATTTGGCTGATTGCCGAGCGGGTATGGTGGTTGGCGGCCCTGGTAGCCCCCTGCATTGCCCTTGCGGACGCCCGTGGGGCGCTGCTGGCGCTGGGGGTTGGTTTGGGGGCGCTTCTATGGAAGCGCCCATCCTGGCTCATTGGCGGGCTGCTGGTGGCCGATATGGTGCTGTTTGGGTACGGGATGACTACCCATAGTGCGGCCTCGACTGTGGAACGGTTCGACATTTGGCAGGAATCAGTGGACGACTTGGGCTTTCTGGGGTCCGGTATTGGCTCCTACGGCTTCATGCACCACGCCCCGCAGTTAGACGGCCATGTGATGCACGCCCACAATGACCTACTAGAGCTAGTGTACGAACTGGGCATGATTGGGCTAGGGTTAGCGGCGCTGTTCATGTGGGAGCTGCGGGGGCCGCTCAATTCGGCCCGGTTGGTCATGGTTGTATTCGCTGTGGAGGCTTGTTTTGCTTTCCCGTCTCACCTACCGGCGACAATGGCATTGGCGGCCCTGGCTGCCGGCTATGCTGTTCGGGATAGGGCTGTGGTACGCAGGCTCGCTACTCACCGCCGAAATTTTGGCAACCCGGGGATCGCGCGAGCCGAACTACGACAAGGCTATGTGGTCGCTCATGACAGCGGTTCGGGTCATGCCATTGGATTATCGGTTTCGGGAATACGCCTACAAACGCTCAATAGCGGGGAATGAAGATGGCACGCTACAATCTAAATGATCGGCCAATGCCGGGCGGCTCGATGGACCCGCGGCTTCATTACCGGGCTGAAAAGGAACTAAATACCAAGCTCGGGCCGGCGCTGCCGCGTCCGCTGGTGCGGGAAACGTCCACCACCGGAGCAATTGGCAGCGTCAGCAACGACACCCGGCGTCGCAAAGCGGGGTTGGCCTCGCGGTTCATCAAGGATTGACCATGCGTAGGATTGGCATTGCGGCTTTCATTCTGCTCGGCTTTGTGTTGCCGGTTTTGGCGCAGGCTGTGGGGCCTATTGGACCGGCTTCCGTTCTGTCCGTTACTGCGGGCGGTACATGGCAGGTACTTTTCGCGGCCAACGGCAACCGCACTACGCTTTGGATTGAGAACTACTGTTCCACCACAACGCAGGCGGTAACGGCTGAAAGCCTGTTCGTGTATTTCCTGCCGCCGTCCACCACCGCACCTACATCGGCATCCGGGCCGAGCCTTGGCGCGTTTGAATTGGCCGCGTGCGGCAGTCAGGTATTCACCGGTAGCTATATGACTAAACAGGCAGTATATGTGCTTGGGGCCACGACCGCCCACGCCTTCGCGGCATGGCAAACACAATGAAATTCCGGCTTGCAACGCTGCTGTTGCTGGGTGCGATTAGTGCTGCACTCGGGCAGGATATGGGCAGCGGGATTAACAATCCCGGCGCATCTAGTGGAGGTGGTTCTGGCACCGTCACATCGGTTTCCGTCGCAACCGCAAACGGAATTTCTGGCAGCGTGGCCAATCCCACCACGACGCCGGCCATCACCCTAACCCTCGGCGCAATCACGCCGACATCGGCGGCGCTCAACGGGGCGACGCTGGGCACTGCGAACTTTTCCAGCAACGGGCCGTTCTTGGTCAGCGGTGCGGATGAAGTTTTTACGCCCTACGGCAGCAGCAATATCACTTTCGCAATTCAGAGAAATGCGGTCACCACGTCCACGTTTCCGTTCTTCAATGGATACTTCGCCCTCAACTACAGCGGAACAAATACCAGTGCCTCGATGGTCGGGCTGGAAACTGACGCTGCCGTTGTAAGCACGGTTTCGACCAACGTGGCGGGTCTCGTTGCTTTCACTTCTACAGCACTGCACAATGGCACAGGCACAGTAGCCGTAGCGCAGGGCGCCTTTAGTAATATTCTTAACAAGTCCACCGGAACGATCACCGCCGCTCAGGCTCTCCAGGTCGCGGTCACGAACAACACCGGAGGCACGATCACCACGGCAGAGGGTATCCAGATCAAGCAGCCGAAGGGCGGTGCATCGTCGGTCTGGACGAATACCTATGGCATCCACATTCAGGATCAGAAGCCGAGCGGCACCAACACGGTTACTAACGCCCCGATTGGGTTGCTTATCGACAGTCAGACCAGCGCGGGGGCGTATGCGATCCAACAAAACGGCTCTGGCTTAAACCTATTCGCTGGGGCGACGACATTCTCTGCAAGTTTGCAAATAGGGGCTCCCACAGGCGGCAACGAAGGTACAGGCACAATTAACGCCGCTGGTGCTTACTACGCGAACGGAACAAAGGGCGTGACCTGTTCCGGCGCTTTGACTGTCATTGCCAGCATCACTATTACGAACGGCATCATCACCGCAGCAACGGGAACGGGCGGAACATGCTCGTAAAAACCCTTACTGTAATGTTGTTTTTTGCCAGCGTCGAGGCGGCAATCGCGCAACAGCCAACGCCAAGCCAAACTGCAATTCAGATAGATAACGTCATCAATCAATGGGCGCAGACTATCGAGGCGCAACAGAAGCAGATAGCTGATTTGCAGAAGCAACTTGAAGAAGCCAAGGCAGCCAAGCCGGAAGAGAAAAAATAAATGGGCACCGGCAGCACCACCTATCCAAGTCCGAATGCGCTGACACCAACCACGGTCAGCAATACCAGCATAAATGTGGCTGCCATCAATTTGCAGCGGGCCGGGCTGTACTTTTTCAATCCATCGGCCACAGTCACGCTATGGGTGGCGCCGCTCGGCACTAATGCAGCTGTGAATGGCGCTGGTTCGGTGGCGGTGCAGCCCCTGCAAGGGGTTACGTTTGGGCCGCCCAACACACCACCTTGGACAAATGGGGCAAATGCCATTGCGTCCTCGGCGGGGGCCAACGTCATCGTGATTCTCGAATTTACCCAGTGAGATTGCAATGAAGCGGCTGTATCTGGCGCTGATATTGTTGGTGCTGGCGGCATGGCCCGCACATGCGCAGCCCGTGACGGTCATTGGGCCGATCACGCCGGGGGATTGCGCGTATTTCAATTCAGTTACGATACTGAAAGACGCTGGCTTTCAATGTAATGGTTCTTTTGGTGGCACTGTCCCGTGGGCGAACATCACCGGCACACCGACAACGCTTGCAGGCTACGGTATCACTGGCGCACAAACGCTTAGTGGCGGCCCACTGACAATCAATCCCCCTGCGGCCTCTATTACTCAAGGATTGATAGTCAACCAGACCGGCAACAACACTAGCAGCACTGCGGGGGTTTCCAATAACTGTGCCGGCCAGGGGCAGCCGGGTTATTCTTACAACTCCATTTGTACGCTTCTCGACGGCCTCAACGTCACCGCCGGCAATCCGCCTTATACTTATGGGTTTAGCGTGGGGATGACGAGCGGCGGGACCAATTCTCAGGGGACTAAGATCGCCCTGTCTGCTGAAATAACCCACACCATCGCATCAGCACCGTCTGCCGTCAGAGATAATATAGCCATGACCCCATGGTGTCTGAGTTCCGCGAGTGAGGGCGGAACGAACACTGGCGCGGGTGCAGCGGGCGATTGCTTCGGCATAAATCCGCTTGCCCACTTACTATCTGGCGCGACCAACTATTTTGATATGTCTGCTGGTGAGGCGGATTGTCAGATCGAGAGTGGAGCAAGCGCGCGGTACGGTTTTTGTTGGAGTATTGTGGCCGGTGGCAGCGGCAGCCCGCCCGCTAGCCTTTATGGGGCCGTGGAAATAGGGTCGGCCACCGGCACGGCACAATTCAAAACCGCTCTGTTGCTGGACAACGTCCACGGATTTGCGCCGCTCGGCACGACCGGCTGTGTCATTTGCACTGACGGATCGACGGACACTATCGCCACAGGTATTGATCTTTCTGCCTATACGATCAGCGGTAACTTCCTTAACTCAGTCGGGTTTGCAGTTACTGGGGCAGGCGCTGTCGGTCTTTCAAGCAGTTTTGGCTCGGCAGGGCAGTGCATCAAGTCTGGGGGAGGCAGCGGGACGGCAGACATCTGGGGCAATTGCACCGGGTCTGGCGTTCCGCAGAATAATCTCAACACGCAGTCCGGCAACTACTCTATCCCTACGACCGATTGCGGCAACACGATCAATGCCACCGGGGCGCAAAAGACGATTACACTACCGGCCGTAGCTGGTTTCGTGACAAACTGCGTTCTGGCAGTCTACAACGCGAGCAGCACAAGAGGTCAAATTCTCTCAGGATTTCCCGGTGCGGTCGCCGCCGCCCCCAGCAATATCCTTTGGCCACTTGACACGATCACGGTGCAAATTGTTAACGGCGCGTGGTCAATCCAATCCTATGTTAACCGGCACAAACTCACCGCGGCGATAACGGTCTTTGTCGATGTCACCAACGGCAACGACGCAAACGATTGCCTTGCCGCCACTACGGGCGCGTGCGCTACGAGACAGGGCGCATTCAATTACATCAATACCTGGGATGGCAACGAGCAGGCCATCTTGGTCTCGGTCGCGGCGGGCACATATACAGCCAACCTCACTCAGAATGGGCCGTTTCACGGCAATCCTACCGTCACGTTGCAAGGCGATCTTTCAACGCCATCCAATGTATTGATTTCAACGACCAGCGCCGACGCTCTGGATATGAGCAATGGTGCTGCGCTTACGATGGGCGGCTTTAAGATCGTTACGACAACGGGCGGTAATGGCATCAACGTCATCAACGCTTCGTTTCTCAACATCACCGGGGCGATGGAGTATGGAGCCAATGCGGGCGTCCAGATTAGGGCTTCGGCTGGTTCGACTATTACGATCACAGCAAACTACACAATTTCAGGAGGTGCCAGCATACATTGGCAGGCCATCCAAGCCGCACAAATCTTTAGTTCAGGAAGTCGCACGGTCACCCTAAGTGGAACTCCCGCATTTTCGACAGCATTTACTACCGCATCGACTGGTGGTGTTATCACAGCTAACGGTACGACGTTCAGTGGAAGTGGAACGGGACCATCTTTTGCCGTCAGCACAAACTCTATTGTTAATAATCCCTCGGCGAGTGTTCTTCCAGGTAGTCTTATCACTAGCACAGTCGCTACGCATGGTTATGCAAGTAACCCCGGAACACCCGGTATTTCCTCCTGCGGAACGTCGCCCAGCGCCGCAACCGGAACGGATTTCTCCGGTCGTGTCACAGAGGGTACGACCGCGACGGGCTGTACAATTACGTTCTCAACCGGATCGACGTTCAACTCATGCAATGTCTCTCTGAGCACTGGCGCAGCGGTTGGAATCTCAACGCTTGGCGCAACACTTGTCGTGACCCATGCGAGTCTGAGCAGCAACGTACTGTATTGGACGTGTGCGAACTAACGGGGATATTGTGACATGACCATCAGTTTTGATGCACTGAAATCCGAATACACCGCAGACTTGGCCGCGGCCCAACCAACCCGGTCAAGCGAGGCCGTAGCCGTTGCCAAGCAACTACTGGTCAACCGCACCCGATTCCTGACCATGCAGCAATTGTCGGGCGTACCCGCGTTGTGGGTCATGCCGGTATTCGAGCGGGAGCAACCGTCATTCAATACCTACCTTGGCAATGGTGACCCGCTTAGTCATCCAACTGTTCATGTCCCGCACGGGCGCGGCCCGTTCGATTCGTGGGAGAAAGGGGCTGTAGACGCCCTGACTCTGGATCATATTGTTGGTGTTGCCGAGTGGACGTGGGAATGGGCGTGCTGGCAATGGGAAAAATGGAATGGCTTTGGCCCGCGCAATCACGGCCGACCATCCGGTTACCTATGGTCCGGCACCACCATTTATCAGGGCGGCAAGTACGTGGCTGACGGTGTATGGTCGCGGGGCACGTTTGACAGGCAGCTCGGCTGTATTGAGATTGCGCGGGCAATAGAGGAATTGGACCCGGAAATAGCGAAGGGATTTACAGACACGGTAACGCGGGCAATAGCCGCTGAACCAGTTGAGCCGGGGCCGGCATGACCATCCGCGCCGCAGTTGTGCTAGGGCCGCTGCTCGCCGTTGCGTTCGGTTTGTTCTGTGCAATTGCCGATTCATTCTGACCCAGGAGAAAACAATGCCACATATCGATCCGGTAGTACGTTTCTGGATTGGCGTTATAGGGACGATTGCCATTGCGATCAGTAGCGGCACTCTCGTTCTCACGAACGCGGTCCCGGCGACCTATATTCCGATTGTCACCGCGTGGTGCGGCATTATCGGGTTCTTATCATCCGCACTCCTGACCACGCTCAACGGCATGGGTGCGACTACACAAAGCCGGCTGGCGAGCGCAGCATCGCTGCCCGAAGTCAAAAATATCATAACTACCCAAGCCGTTGCCGACGTAACAGCCAGCGATAAGGTTGTCGGGCCACCTGCGGCAACGGGCACAAAATAGCAATGCCAATTGTTATCCGGTTTGTCCGCAGTATTGGCTTGGCATCTGATGCAATTGCCGCGCTTGAAAAGACTTCGATGCCTTGGACATTCTCGCACGTCGAGGCCGTCACCCCAGACGGCTTCTATCTCGGTGCGCACTTCTTTGGCGGTGTTCTAAAGCGCAAGAAGGACTACGATGCCGGTAAATTCAGCCATGAACTATTCCTTACGTTGGAGGCAACCGAGGACCAAGCGACCGCGTTCTACGCCTTTCTCGATAAACACGTTGGCGAGCCTTACGATTGGGAGGCAATCCTTGGCTTCCTGATCCCGGCCCATCACCACGCGGTGAATCACGCTATTTGCTCGGCATTGATCGCGCTCGCGTTACGGGCCTGCAATTACTTCCAATGGCCCCTTGCCGCGCCTGCTCACCTTATTGACCCGCGAGATTTGTTGCTTATTCTCAGTGCCAGAATGGCCATTCCGATGTGATTTTGTGAGGATGTGTTGCGCTAGGGTAACACCCAATGACGGCTAACGGTTGTAAGTTGCACATGGTCAATCGGCTCAAACAGGAGATTCCCATGCGCAAGTTTCTTTTGCTCACTACGGCGCTCACGGCGCTGGCAATGCCGGCTATGGCCGCCGATATGGCGGTCAAGGCCCTTCCGCCCGTTCCGTTCACCGCTGCAGCGTCCGGCTTTTATTGGGGCGTCGGCACCTATGCCGGCGTTGCTCAGTCCAGCGTGTCTGGCAGCAACCTGTTTGCTACCAGCCTTGTGAGTTCCAATCTTACGGCCGATGGCGGCGGTGTTGATGTTGTGCTCGGCTATCAGCACGGCTCGACCGCACTGCTCGGCTTCGGCAATTGGTGGAGAATCCAGGCCGATGCCGACTACCAGAACATCCAGGGCGGGATCTCGGTGCCCGGCAACAGTGCCGGCATTGCAAGCCGCTGGGCAGCCACGCAGGAGTTCGATGTCGGTGCCGATGTCGTGAGCTACATCATGTCGGCGATCCAGTCGCAGGGTACGATCAACTTCCCCACCTTCACGCCGCAGTTGCCGGCCAACATCCAGGTCGGTGTTCCGAAGCAATACTTTGGCGCCATCATCCGCGAGTTCGGCATGAACGGTAATTTCGGCGCCGCGCATGGCGTTACGGTTGGCGTCGCGCCTGGCATCAAGACCGGCTTCCTTTTCCCTACGATGGGCGCCGATGGCAAGACCAACGGCGGCGGGATCGATCTGTGGGCGTCGGTAAGCTGGGCCACCAAGGGCTTGACCCTGAACAATGTGTTCGCGGCCAACGGTACGCCGCTGACAACCGGACCTGGCGCCCTCATGGGCACCACGTATCTGACGGGCATTTCTATTCTGCGCGGGTTCTGATGAAACACGCCCCCACCATCATATTAATTGTGCTGTTGGGGGCGGCCTTTGCCAAAGCGATGGGCTGGATTTATTCATAAATGCGCGCGATCATTCTCATACTGGCCGCGCAGTCATTCTTGTGGCCGTGGCATCAGCCCGTGCGACACCATCACCGGCCGGCACAGTCGGCCCCGGACTGTGCCGAGATTAACGCGGTAGTAAGGCGACTGCCGCCGGATCGTTACGAGGCGGCCCTTCGCGCGGCTACCAAGGAAGAACAGAAAATCATCATTGAATGCGAGGCACAGCCATGATGGTGGATATTGGAACATCTACCAATGGCGGTTTCCGCACGACATTCCGCGCCAGTGCCGCGGTCATTGCCGCTGTTGGCTCGATATTGAGTATTGTTGTGTTCCTAGGCGGGTTTGTCGTGGGGGCGTTGACGCTAAGATCAAACGTGACCACGCTACAGGTTGATTTGGCCGATATTAAAACGCGCCTGGATTCGGTATCAAACCGGCTGACAAAGCTGGAAGATAAGGTTGATTACACCGCGCAGGGTGTAGCCGACCTGAAAGCTCTGACAGCCGGCACCAAGCGTTAAGCCTTAGCCGCCGCAGCTGCTGGCGTGACGGGCGTATTCGCGGTCACAGCCGTTGCAAGGCCGGTATCGTTATGCTTTAGTCCAACACCTAGGCTTGCTGGTTAGTTCCCCGATTAAACACTACCACACTTGGCGGCTTGTCATCAGTCGGCGTTATGGTGAGTTGCGGCCGCGATTTCTTTCTGCGGGTATTCCTGTGTTCCAAGGTTTCCTTGGCAACAGCACCAACGCTTTCCCACTGCCGGTGCATGTATTCCTCGGATTCGCGCGCTTCGTCCCGCTCAAGTTCGGCTTCCTCCGCGCGGTGCCGCCAATAGTCACGGTCGGCGGTCATAACATCCAACGCAGTCCGCAACGAATCGGCCTCGGCCTTGAACCGAGTTTTGTCCGCGTAGGTCTGCGCCCATTTGGTTTCCAGAATACCGGCAATCTTGCCAGTTTCCTCTGCCGTGATTTCCTCAACGCTCATGTCCCGGTTCCTTTGGTTGTTACGACATATCTCTTGTTAGCGCGGCTGTGCGTACCACACGTCCTCGACGCTCCCGCAAATCAATTCGCGCCGGGGTTCATAGAGCCAATTGCCCAGTATAGCGACCATTGACCCTAGCGGTGCGATAACCGCCATTTCAAGGCCAGCATTTACCTCGATATCGTGTACCAATTTACTGAATGCGCCGTGCTGCGGTTTGCGGGCATGCACGAGGGGCACGTAGATTCGTTCGCCCTTGCGAGCCAGGAAGCTGTCCATGAACCAGTTGTGCAAAGAGAACGACGGGAATGTAGCACCATCTGGCTCGATAATCTGAAAACCCTCGTCGGCCAAGTCGCGCCGAAATTGGTTTGGGAAGTCCGCAAATCCTCGTTTGATTAGTCCATCAGGATTGAGCATTGCGGTTCCCTGCATATTGGCCATTACTGTGTGACGCTTTGGGCGTAGCATCGATAGTCCTCGTGAACCGCGCCATCGGCAATGTCGCTGTAGAACGGATGACCTACCTGGCTCTTGCCCGCGTTTTTGCACGCATCCTCGGTCGCATAGAGGGCACCATTGGGATGCCAGTTACAGCTTTTGCTCATGAGCGAGCCAGAGAAATCGTTGACGGTGACGCAAGTGTACATCGAGAGAACATAAACCGTAAGCATATCAGTCTCCTGCTAATCGCTTATCAGTGCCCTAAAGCGATTTCTATGGACTCAAGCACCATGCCGCAGGGTATCCCCGCGAGCACGATGCACGGCAAAAACACAAACACGGCAAAGAGAAATTTTTGTGTCTTGGTCATGTGACGAGTTCCTACTGATTAACTTTTTTTCTCGGCGCAGGCGCCGAGCATCATCGTCTCACCGCAGCACTTCGGCCAGCCCTCGCGGAGCGCCCTGGCGCCATCAACAAACTGCGTCGCGCCACACTTCCGGCAGAGGACATGGCAGCGGTCAATCTTGGCGCTCTTGGCCATATCGCAGTACATCGCGTCGAAGTCGGGCAGATTGAGCATGTCGATCTCCTGGCGGTTAGGGACGGGGTTAACCGGCTACAGCGGAACGCGGCTATACAGGTGGCGCATTTCGGCCGGCGAAAAACTATATGGCTGGCTCCCGGCAAATACGACCCAATGACCACGCCGCACGCGCTGTAGCGGATTGTCGATGGTAACAGTGTGGCTCTTGATCCCGCGCCGCTTCACGCGGCTGCGCATCCCATAGGGAATAGGGCCTCCATCGTTCTTCCAAGCTCGCCGTGGCTCCCGCAGCCATAACTTGATAATTCCGGCCATCGTTTTCTCCTAGCGGTTCATCGGCGGCTACTCAGCTTGTGCATTTTCTCGGGATTGTCTGGAACATGACCTCGGCGTGCTTTTCGGAAATGCGATGTGTCTCGCCTTCATAGGTCAGATGGAATCCGTCCTTCGACATTGATACCTTCCATTCGCCGCCGCGCGCCAACATGCACTCGACAATCTCCATAAATTTATCGTCGGAAATTTGCGTCATCGGCGGCTAGTCGGCTTCTTCAATGAGGCTAAACGGGCAGTCTGGGCGCTGTGCCCAATAATGACCGTCTGGGCCATACCAGTTACCCATTTCGTCGGTGAAGCGATCCGGGTGGCTCGCCGTGACCTTCAAAGGACCGTGGACCTCGCCATTGCGGCTGCGGTACTTTTTCCCGATTTCAAGTTTCATGTTCACGTCCTGTTACTCGGGGATTTCTTCTTCGCCGAACAACCATCCCCGAATGTGGTCGGCGAGAACATAAGCGGCCGCCTGATCCAAGCACCCGGCAAATTGATAGACGCAATCGCCGAATGCCGTTTGGTTGTGCAGCCGATCCAAGATCGCTTGCTGTGCTTGCAGCATCGCGACCGCATCGCGGCAATCCTGCGGCTCCCATTTAGACCAGTGCTTTGCTAGATTTGCCATGTGGTCCTGCTAGACTGTTTTTGTAAAGATCACGCGATGCGTCATGAAGCTCGTTGGCGCGGTCGCTGTTGGAATCAACCTCTTGGCCCCCGCAGGTCATGACCCAAACGACCTTATCGTCGCGAGTCAGACAGGCCGTGTAAAAGTCGCCCGGCCCCGCGAATACGACTATAAGACTACCTGGACCAGAGATGCCTGTCGCCGAAACTAGCCACTCGTATCCAAAAGGCTTTAGCGCCTCTGCAATGCTGTCGCGCATCTTCCTTGTTCCCACTCTATGAATCGGCTACTGCACGCCGGGCGGCGCATCAACTACTCCCACGTAGTGAATTTGATCGCCATCGCATCTAGGGCAGCGCAGTTTGTCCTTGGCAATAAGTTCGCCATTGATGCCTGCCCACGCGCAACCCTCGCAGATGACGGCGCGATTTAGGTGCATATCATCTGTGCTCATACGTGGGTGCTCCGCGCAAGGTCTGCCAAGCGGCCCTCCGCGTAAGAGGTAACGAGATCGCGATTAGACGCGCATGAACTGCGAAAGGCTTGATATGAAAGTTCGCGACCATCCGAGTTGCGGATGGATTCGCGAATGAGGCCCTTCTGGGCATGGACGGAAATGGTGAAAATGCCCTTGGTGAAGGTGTAGGTGATTGGCTGATTCTTGGTCATGTCCGTCTCCCGTTTTGATGGGTAGATGATATCACCTATTTTGCCCTTGTCAATAGGTGATATCATGTATATTCTGGCCCTATGGGCAGAAAACAGGTCAATTTCGAGCAAATTCCGGCCCGTTTGCCGGCTGGGACCATGGAGCGCATAGACGCGGCCCTCGGGGACGGCGAAAAGCGGGCCGACCTCATCCGGAAGGCCGTCGAGCGGGAGTTAAAGCGTCGGGAAAGAGCCATGAAGTAGCCTGCTAATCTTGTCACAACTGGCCCCGTGCTATTTCGTGAGCGGTGAAAAATAGACAAGCAACCCACCCACCCACATGCCGATCACGAAGCAGATGATTTGCATTGTCATGCTATCCCCGTGTTACTGCGGACATTGCGCGTTGTCCTCTTTGAATTTCTCAGGCAGCAATGCGCTGCGAGCGTCTTGAGGTCTTGGAAGGGTGGCGGGTAGGGAAGGGTCATTCCGTGAAAACCTCAGTATGTCGGCTTTTGTACGGGCCTGCGAAACCATCGGCACCGCTCGTTGGTGGTCCCAACAATCGCGCCAGCCCAAAAGCTGAGACACAACGCCAATACATACCAAGCCATTTTCACCTCCGTTACTCGTCGGCTGTTTCATTGATAGGTGAGCCGCCGTCTAGCCCAACGTCACCGCCGGGCCCACTCTCTTCCACAGGATAGAGAGCTGAAAACCCCGGCGGCTCGCCAATCAATGAACCTTTGCGGCAAGTGTGAACGTAGACATATATTTTCCCACTACGGGTCACGCAGGGCGCACCGGCCAGCGCGCCGCACCATTGGCAAGGACCATATAATTTATCGCTCATGTCGCATTTCCCGACATTGCAGAAGTTAGTCGGCTTTTGCGCCGCGCTTTTTTTGTCTCGCCAGCCAAGCGCCGCGCCTTGAAGTGGATGACCCCGTGCTTGTTCACATGGAAAACAAATTGATGAACTAGCCCACAGTCGCAGCACCGGATTTTGTGACGCCGCGCGGCTGGAATCCATTTGGTCCAGCCAGCGCCATTCACTTCGTGCTTGCGGTAATATCCTCGCGTCATTCTGTTTCAACCTTGGGCGACAGAATGCTAAGCGAGATTCCCTCGCCAGATCGCAGCCGTTCGATCAGTCGGTCCTCTTTGGTTAAGAGCGACAACAGTTGCCGCCGAGCCTCAAAGGCAAAGCGAGCGTTGTTGTCGGCCTCGGCGTCGCCCTGGAACAGCCAGAGATAGCCATAGGCGACCAGCAATGTGTCTCGATTTTCCATGCTACCCCCAACCCGCGCCGTGCTTTCGGCTTTTAATTTCTGCCCCACAATTGGAACAATACGATAGCGGAGCAAATGGATCGCGACCATCAAGCCAATCTTGGTAGGCACCCCGATCCGTCTGTGTCGGATAGGGATGGCCGCGAAGGGCGCACCAAAGTCGTTTGAAAAAATCCATGTTAATTCCGTATCAACTTGCTTTTGCGATAGCCGCGCGGGCTTTGCCAATAGAAGATTCCGGGGTGGCCGATCCGTCCCAATCTGGATTTTTGATCTTGTTGCCAGATTCCATGCACAAGAGCGCATCTTGAAGCGCGGCGAGCAAGTCTGGCGCGGCGGCAATTAGGCGAGCATTAGCGACAGCGCAACGGCGAGATATAGCCACCGTCGCATTTTCGCGGCTATAGACGGATGCAAGATCATTGCGCGCCGGGTCGCAAATCGTATAAGGCCCAAGGCAATCGTCAACCTGGCGCCCGTCATCCTCAATAAATTCCCAAGGTCCAAGTGTGTGCTCGATCATCGTTCATTTCCCGACATACTTGTTGTCAGCCGCCGGACGTCGGTCACGACTTCCTGCCAACGCGGCCACATCTGGTGCCGGTACTCGCGCACGCGGGTTTGATCCTCAAACTCTGTTGGTTCATTGAGCAGAGTTTCAAACCGCAACACGGAGGCCGGCAGCGCCGCTACCGCTCCACCATGAGTGAAGGCATATAGCTTCTGTGCTATCGCCTCCGCTGACGAATTGGATGCCGTCAGACCATCCAGGACCGAACGAAGCCACGCTTCATTGCGGTCGTTTTCTTCATCATGGGTCATGGTTTTCCCCTGTTAACCTGTCGTCTATCGCCGCTTGACCTTGCCGGCCCCTGCCGGGGCGTGTGAGGGGCTGTGTTGTGGCAGGAGCCGGCCCGGTCCAATCCGCGGAGTGACACGCGGATCAAAAGTCAGCCGGGTCCTCGCTTTGCTTTGCCGGCGCAGCAGGCGCTCCCGGTCCAATGGATCGCTCGGTCGGCATCGGCACGCGGACACGAATAGCCGGTGCTGTGCGGCCATTGAATGTGACCGGCATTGTGAACAGGATAATCTCCTTGCCAGCCCAAAGGTCCATTTCATCGCCGCAGTATTGTTCGATGGCCTTCGCGTTTACAAGATTAAGGACCATCCCCTTCTTCTTGTTCTGGAAAAACACGACAGGCTTGTGGTCGTCACCCACGTCACGCATTTCGACATGGCTTATGAGCACACGAATCTCGTTGTTGCCGATGTCGGGTGCAGCAAGAAATTCACGCGGGAAGGCATCAGATATTTTCATTTAGCGGCTCCGGTTGTGTGAGTTGTTTTCGTTGTTCGTCCAACGCATTAGCCAATTGCCGCAAAATCCCGGTATCGGCAAACAGCTGTAACATTGGGGTAGTCTCGGGCGAAAATCCTTGTTCTTTCAGCTCGGCCAAATCGCGCAACCAATGTTTAATGTCGGCCTCGTAAAGATTCGTGCGCTGGTGAATAGCGTTGCAGAGTTTGTGAACAGGGTAGTCCGGGTGAACAGGGTAGTCCGCTGGATAATCGGTCATTCATGCCATCGCTGATTCTCCGGGCTGTGCCGGTCCCATTGGAACTCATCGTCCAACAGATCGTCCACAGTCGGCTCAAGTCGTCGCTGCCGCCGGCGTGCCTTTAGCCGCTCCCGCGCCTCGGCCACGCGCATGTCGTATGTTCGACCGTCGGCCCATCCCCAATCGGCATTAGCCAAGCTGCGGGCGGCTTGCAGGTCCATGCCGAGGCCGATGTAGCGGGCGACCTCGATTGCCAAAAACTCGTCACGGCTCATTGGCTTGCCTTTTGATGATGATGCACACGGCCCACGCGGCTAGCCCAATGATGATTAGCGCCAGTGGGATGTCGCCGATATGGTTTGCCGTGTTGTTCATAGTTGACACTATTGACAGCAACGCCGCACCGTGTCAATAGCTGTCAAATGATAACCGCAAAACAAATTCAGCAAACGCGGAAAAGGATGGGCGAAAGCCACGCCAAGTTTGCTGCCCGGTTCGGAGTATCACGGCCCACCATCTACAATTGGGAAAAGACCGGGCCGCCCCGCACAAGTTATGCACAGCAATTTATCACCGAGAAACTAGCCGGGATGGCATTTGAGTTTGCGGAGCGGAAATGACACCCACGCTCGCCCGCAAGAAAAACCGATACGAGGAAGATCAATTCCAAATGGCCCTCGTGCAGCATATCGAGCTGCGAAAGGTGCTGGGGCTGGTTTATTTCTACGTTCCAAACTCATCCAAGATGGGTGGCAAGGTCACAAAATCAGGCGTCCCATTATCTGCCATCCGCGCGAAAAAGATGGGTCTGCGCGCGGGTGTATCCGACCTGGTATTCCTGCGGCCGGATGGAATCATGTTTGTCCTTGAACTCAAAAGCACCGGCGGCCGGCCCACGGATGAGCAGCACAACTTCATGGACGACGTGAACGCCGCGGGCGGTTATGCGGCATGGACGGATAGCCTCGACCGGGCGTTGATGATTTTGACATCTTGGGGACTGATACGCTAATCTGCAAACCAGCCGGGACAGTGGCTCGCTACCATTGCCTTCGTCACAGGGCTTACCGGCCCCCTTTCCTCTAGCCCCCGTGACAGGGCATGACCGACGATAGTTTAATTGCCGATTTGATCCGGGCGGGCACCGCCCCGGAACTCGTTGGCCGTGTTTCGGGGGCGCTAGTGTCCGTCGCTCAGAGTCGGCAGATATCTGCCGACGAATCGGCAGACACACGACGCGATCGTGATCTGAAATACCAAAAAGCCAAGCGTTTACAACGTAAAACCGGAAAGCAAACGATGTCCGGTGAGCAATTTTCGTCTGCCGACGAATCGGCCGACTCTAAAAATCACTGTAGTCTTACTCCCTCCCTTTCTTCTGTTTTGGAAAGCCCTTCTACGGAAGTAAGGAAGGTTAAGAGGGAGCAAGCCTCTCTGCGGAAGGGCACGCGGATGGAGCCGGGCGCGACAATGCCTGCGGAAGCATTCGAGTTTGCGTTAGCCGCCGGCTTTGACGGTCACGCGGCAACCCAGCATTGGGTTGAGTTTGTGGACTACTGGATTGCCGTTCCGGGTCAGCGCGGCTGCAAACTCAACTGGTCGGCGACGTGGCGTAATCGCGTGCGGCAGTTATTAACAGGAAAGCAAAAAAATGGAGGCGGCAATGAATTTGATCGACGGCCAGGGGAAAGCCTTGGCGACCTCGGGCGCCGAATGGCCGAACACGCGCGAGAGTTCGAGCTTACAGCGAGCTCTCAGCGACCACATGACGATGCCGGAAGGCATTGAAGCCGCGGTGCGGATCGTTGATGCCTACCCGAACGGCGGCCGCGACGCCGGCAAGGGCTATCTGGGCGCTCTGGCGGCGGTGGTGGTGAGCTATCCGCGGCAGACGGCTACCGCGTGTGCGGATCGTGTCAACGGCATCACGCGGGATTGCAAGTTTCTCCCGACCGTTGCGGACCTCGTGGCGTGGTGCGAGCGCAAGACCGAGCCGTTGGCGCGGGCCGTCGAGCGTGAGGGGAGAGTTGCAGCCCAGCTGCGGGAGCGCGAGACCAACGCCGCTCATGACGCCACTCGGCGCCTAACCTACGACGAACTCAAAGCCAAGTACGGCGACGGGCAAGGTGGATGGGGGCTGGGCGCCGAGCGACGCAACGCTTGGAAGCCACCGAGCGTAGACGAGTTGCGCGCCGCAGTCGGGGACGAGGCATGGGACAATCTGCCGGCAGCCGACAAGGATTCGTGGCAGCAACTGCGCTAACGCCGCCGCTTACGTCCCCGCGGGTCATAATTGACCATCCATGATCCGGCCCGGTCGGCGGCCATATCATCGTCTGCCCCACGCCAACCGCACCAGCAGACCACGCCAAGGCAGCACAGGGCTATTGCACCGATGGTGCAGGCGATGACGGTAATCATGGCTTGATGTCCAAGTTAAACGGTTGCGCGACAAAATCGAATATCTGGCTGGCGCGGGTTATTAAATCATCTTGACCGGGAAACCGTGTAATTGCCTGTTCTATCGCCCATTTTCGCAGTTGAGTGTCGCGTATGTATTCCGCAATCCGACGCTCGGCTGCGTTTTGTATTTGCTGAATCTGCTGTGCGTTCAACGGGGTATCGCTCATATCTAACCTCCCAAGCCAGGTAATGTTTTAACTTTCCAGTATCTGCCTTCCCAGCCGCAATGGTGCGGCCAGGTGCGCGCCCATAGGCATTCCGGCTCACCCTCGGTGCCAGTAACCGGGTCTAACTGTTTGACAGCGCAACGATGTTCAATAATGTTGATGTCGCCAGCTTTGGTCAGGCTGTGCAGGTAGTGGCTGCATGTGATGCAGGTTTTCATCGCAGCCGACCTCGCAGCCGCGGCAAATACCACCGCACGAACTCAACCAGCGTTGCCCAGTTGGACAGGTGCCGGCATTTGGGGTCGTAGAGCGGGTGCCGGGGGTCCATTAGTCCTGCTCCGAAAGTACTGCCGCCTGCATCAGCAACGCCATAGGCGACATTTGCAACGCGGCGGTAATGCGGATCAGCGTGGACAGCGGCGGGTCTGCCAAGCCCATTTCATACCGCGACAGCATCTGGGGCGTAAGCCCGGACGCGTCCGCGACCGCCTGTTGGCTAAACCCCATATCCTGCCGTTTGGCGGTCAGGCGCCGGCCTATCTCGGCTAGGAACAGGTAGTCGTGATGTTTGGGCATGTCGCCTATGGGTCCGTATGCGTGCATGGCTCAGGCCATCCGGTGCCGCGGCCAAAGCATTCACGATCCGTTGCCGGATAATGCCGCGCACAACGATCTTGGGCGGGTATTCCCGGCCGCATGTAGGGCAGCTGTTCATAAAGCCTCGGCAATGATTTCGCGTTTGAGGCAGCCATATTTTTCCTCGTCGCCAATAACCTCGCCGTGCAAGGCCACAACCCACCATCGCTCGCCTTTCCATTTCGGCGGTAATAGCGTGGCGTGCAATGTGCCGGCATGGCAGAGATTGAGCGGGCCGGGCGCGGTGTGAATAACGCCCGGCGCTGCGGGTTCGATCTTCTTGCCACCATTTGCCGGTAGAGCATTCTTGTCTGATCGCCAGAACGCGATGGTTACCCCAAGCGCGAGAATCTCGGCAAATCTCTTTTGGATACTCTCGGGCCACTTCACCACGAGATAGTCGACGGCGGACAGCCAATACTCTCCGGAGCCGTAGTCGGAGCCGTAGCCGGAGCCGTAGTCGGAGCCGTAGCCGTCGCCGTAGCCGGAGCCGGAGCCGTAGCCGGAGCCGGAGCCGGAGCCGTAGCCGGAGCCGTCGCCGTAGCCGTCGCCGGAGCCGTAGCCGTCGCCGGAGCCGTAGCCGTCGCCGTAGCCGGAGCCGTAGCCGTAGCCGTAGTCGGAGCCGTAGCCGGAGCCGTAGCCGTAAGGTGCGTTGCCTCTAAGAATTATCGCGTCCACGGCGCTGCCTCCCACGCTGCGACGGCCTGCGGCAGACATTCCGCAACGCAAGTAATATCGCGAACGTCGATGTTGGCGGCTGGTCCGATCTTGCAGGTTTTAGTTGGGCCAGTTGATGCAAGACCGAGGAAGCCCTTAACGTCGGCCGACCAATAGATGCAGTTTCGTGCAGCGCGGAGCTTGATTGTCGCGCCGTCAGTCTCAGTTGCATAGCCGAAAAACACGCCGCGGTGAGAGGTTGTCACCAGCACGGCCCGTTCGACATTTTTCTTGCTGCGGTTGGGATGGTTTATCACTTGCCTTCTCCTGCCCCTGAATGCCACCGAGGCGCGCGGTAGGTGTGCAAATCCCTAAATTGCTAATTGAACATTGTCAACGACAGCCTAGTTTTGTACACATCCGATTCGGAATAGGGATTTAATCCCATGCGCATAACCTTCGACCTCCCCGACCCCGCGGCCAGTCTGCTGCTGCGCCTGGCCGCGCATATACGGACACACGCGAAGCACGCCAGCGGCGATCCGGGTAGTGAGCCGAGCTGCGATGCGATATGCCGGTCGATGGTGGTGGATTTGCTGGTGGATGATGCGATTGAGCATGGGGTTGTGCCGGACGCGGCTGTGACGGTGCAGTAGTGCGACCCGGGGCAGTCTGGCGCCCGCCCCGGGTCTACCGCTGTGCAGGCCATGCCCGCGAAGGGGCTGGGCCGGCCACATCACGGCGGATTCAATCGCAACCGCAGTTTGGCCTTTGACATGTTGCGCCCGGAATGTAGCGTGCCTCACATCCCCGTGAGTAAGGCTGCGGCTTTCCACATACGCAGGCATTATCAGCTTTAGCCGCACAATCGCCCCTGTCCGTGAACTGACACCGTGTGGCATCATTTGGGCAGTCCATCGGCGATATTGCCCTGGCGCAGTGCATTGGTGCTTTCGGCAAACCATGCCCGGAAATCGGCGAACACCAGCCGCACTTGTTCGTGCAGCAACTCGCCGGCATCCATTTCGGCATCGCGTGCGCGGATATCAACCGGATTGACCGTGCGAGCGTAGTTTGTGCCGCCAGACGCGGCTAACCGTGCTCGCCTGGCGTTGAGATAGTCGATTGAGTGTGTGGGCATGTCACGCGCGCTCCGTGTTCCAGAGCAGCGTGTCGTAAGCCGATTGGCTCAATAGGCGCTTGAGCTTCACGGCCTGACGCTGGCAAATCTTGAATGTGCGCTCGGCCTTGCGGCTATCTTCGTCATAGCCGAGCTCGGCGCACCACGCTTCAAACGAACGCGCGTTCTCAATCGTGCTGGCGTCTGAGGCCATGCAATCGAGCACGTCGCCGATCTGCGGCTCACCGGACAGACCCGAGCCCATTGAGAACGGCACGGTAAGCCGGGATTTGCCGACCCGGATCAGGCAAGCGTAATGCGACATCGCCACGTCGGCATCGGGCATGTTCGGATTACTGTCGATCGGCTTCACGGTCATCGTGGCACCGAGCGACGTGACAAATTCGGTAATGGTCATCTGATGTTCCTTCGCTGTTAGAGCCGAGCGCCAACCCGGCTTGCATTCACAACCTATCACAGTCCCATATGGTGTCAAGTGCTAGTTGAGAGGATGTGGATAATAGTTGACTAAACCGGGAACAAAGCCAATAGTATAGCAATGTCAATTGACAAGGCTGTGCCATGAGACGGAAAAACCTGACCCCAGATGAGAGGCTTGCCGTTATTGAGGAATATCGGGCTGGCATTAAGCTGATGTCCACGGCCGCGGCATTTGGATTAACCGAAAGCGCCGTGTCGAGAATAGCCGAGCGTGCAGGCCTACCACGTCGCGGGGAAATCATCATTGCCCGCAAGCCACGCGATATGAGCTTCGGCAGGTTCAAAAAGCTACTCGCCAGGCAACGCGAGTTGAATATCAAGATTCGCAATGCGGCGAGTGAACTGAGATTCATTCCTTGAATTGACATTCAGTTCTTGCCGCATAAACAATATCAAATGCTTAACTACCCCATTGACACGGCAATTTTGCATGTGTCTAAGTCGCGCGGTCTTAATCACAGTCTGTATTGCGAGCGGAGTGGATCGGTAAAGAAACCGATGGTTCAGCCCGGCAAGGTTAAGGGGCCGGCAAGCCGCAGTCCATCTCGCATCAAGACCCCTTCAATGCTAAGCCGCTTTGCTCTATCTTCATTCCGCTAGGGACACTGAGCCTATCGTGAAACGAAGTGAGAGCGGAGTAGGACCTTGAGCCGTGTAAGGTTTTCCCTGACATGACAATCGAGCAACAGGCAATAACCGAGCTGCGCAAGCTACGGTTTGACCGGCCGCCGAGCATCAATAGGGTGGCTGCTGCTGCTGGGGTAACCCGTAAGACGCTGTATCGTGCAATCAATACAGGAACCGTGTCAGCGGCCGTAGCGTCGGCTGTGGTGGCTGCTATCCAACGTGGGACATGTAAGGCGTACTAGAACCGTCGCTCACCCTGAGCCACTACAGCCCCACTGAGGGCCATTCTACGGGCATTTCTGGCGCCTGGTGTGGCTGTGGACCGTGCTGATTGCTGCCAATGTGCTGCCAAATCGAGTGTGGTCTATAGCTGACCCTAGCAATACCAATGGGTTACGTGCCCAGACCAACCGGTTGCGGACCGGTTGGTGACCGCCCCGGCCCAGCGCGCTGGAGCTGGCGCGGGCGCGATGGGGCCTGAGTTAGGAATCGGTGCTCCCCATCCTCGGTTCCCCCCAAAAAGATTTTTAGGTCAATGGCTTGACTAGGGGTGGACATTGCCAAATGTATGTAGTACACGTTTTGTTATGGCTGTTTTCCGCACCAAAACCGGACATGACGTGCAGGTTGACGACGAGGACCTGGCAATAGTCGGCCAATTTACTTGGATGGTCTGTTTGCAGGGCCGGAAAACCAAAAAGCCTCGTGTTTACGCGCAAATTGGCGGCCGTAAGTGGAAGAAAAAAATCTACTTGGCTCGGTTACTTATGCAGGAACCGCCGTGTACGGTTGACCACGAGAGCGGCGATACTCTTGATAATCGTCGCTCGACCAATCTGCGGCTTGCCACGCAGGGGCAAAATTCAAAGAACCAGCAGCCAACTGGCCGCGGAACGTCGCGGTTTAAGGGTGTTTCCCGGCACATAACTAGACACGGGAAGCCGATTAAGGGCCGGCCGTGGCGGGCTATAGTAACGGTTGACCGCAAGAAGATTTACCTTGGGTTCTACCCGGATGAGGCTTCTGCGGCAGTTGCCTATGATGTCGCGGCTCGCAAATACCACGGCGAGTTTGCTTGCCTGAACTTCCCAACATTACCCGTTGCGGAACCTTTGCCGTCGCCGTAGTGTTGCCACAGTGGACCCTTGCAAGGATTGACGCCCATGCCCGACCAGACCCTTCCCGACGACGGCGATGTGATTGAATTTTCGGTTATTCCGGCTGGGAGTTTGATCCCGGCCATTGTGAAGGACCAGCCGGCTCGACGCTACCGGGTGGAGCATAAGCCGCTGGATGCCGAGTATTTGCTGATTGATGTGGCCTCGGGCCACGCCAGCCGCGTGCCGGCGATTACGTTCAAGGCGGCAACGTGGTCTGTGGTGGCGCCGACCAAGTTGGAGGCGGAACTCAAGGCCGAGAAGAAGGCCGAGGCTGCGATTGTGCCACCGCCTGGTCAGCCGGTCAGGTTCGATGTTTTCAATACTGGCCCTTCTCCAGCCACACCTGCACCAGCGGCCCCGGGTCCTGTGCCGCCCGTGCCTAACCCCACGGGGCTGTGATGTGCTTTTCTCTCGCCTGGGCTGAAACGCTCTGCATTTGGCTCATCATCGTATTTGCGGTTATCGCCGTCATTCGGCTTGTCATGCCGATTTTGCTGGGTTGGATTGGCAGCCCACTCATCACCGGCATCATCAACATCATCCTGTGGGCCATTGTTGCGATCATGGCGGTGAAAATCATCTTCATGCTTTTTAGCTGCATTCTGAGCGGCCCCGGCGGCCTTCTGCACGGCATGGGATGAGCCGCCTGTTGCTGGGCTACGTTATTGCCAGCGGGTTGATTGCCGCGGTCATGCTCACTGAAATCAGCGCGTGGATATGGCCGGGAACGGGATTGTACGGCTGTTGCTGCTGACATAGGTTGCCTCTACTGATTTGTTCGGAGGCTGCAATGTGCGAGCGGTGCGAGGATTTGGAAGACGCCCTACAGCGCATTGTGCAGTGGGCTGATGCCTACCCAACTGATATTTTTCACGAACCGTCTGCCGAAGAAAGCCATCGTGCCCATAAATTACTGACGGCCAACGGCATGACGCTGGATGCTTTCAGCGCGAGCATGGGGCGCCACTGTCTGAAAGGCATCGGCGATATTGCCCGTGGTGTTCTCGATGCCTGACGCCGCCCACGTCCCTCTCAAATCGGAACCACCGCCGGACGAGATTGAGAAGTTCGAGCTGCGCAGTAGCGCGGTTGCGCCATTCCCGCGGGCCAAGTTCATTGCGTTTTTGAAGCAGCTCAAGGTGCAGTCCAAGGACTACGGGCTGGTGCCGTTCCGGTTGCTGGGCAGTCAGGTCTATTTGCTGGACGAGATATGCAAGGGGTTGGACAATGGCATCACGGTATTCTACGTCCTCAAAAACAGACAGGCCGGAATATCCACCTTCCTACTCGCTCTGGATTTATTTTGGGCCTTTGAGCATAAGGGACTCCTCGGGGTGTTCATTACGCACGAGGAAGGTTCACGTGACGATTTCAGGTCAGCCATTGAAGTATTTTTTGCAGAAACTCCTAAGACCCATAAAGTCAATTACGTTCGGCATAACAGAAATCTTCTCATACTTAAGAATGCTAGTAAGTTCCGCTACCTGATTGCCGGCACATCGAGCGGCCGCAAGGGTGGCTTGGGCCGGTCTGGTAGTGCGAATTTCGTTCATGCAACGGAGGTGGCATTCTATGGCAATGATGACGATTTGGCGGAATTTCGGAGCCAAACGAGTTCTCTCTACCCCCACCGGCTACAGATTTACGAATCTACTGCCAACGGCTTCAATCATTACGAAGAAGCATGGGACCTTGCCAAAAAAGACCCGACGAAGGCCGCTATATTTATCGGCTGGTGGCGCGATGAGCGGAACCAATTCCCATTGGACCATCCGTTCTTCACCAAGTACATGCCGGACGGTATCTCATCGTCGCTTGCTCCCCTCGAACGCAAACGGGTCCGCGAGGTACGTGAAGTTTATGGGTTTGAAATTAGCCTTCAACAAATAGCTTGGTATCGCTGGCACCTTGAAAGCGAAAAGATCAACGACCAATCCCTGATGGACCAGGAATACCCATGGACCGACCAGGACGCTTTTCAGGCGACAGGTTCACAGTTCTTCACTGCGGAAGCTCTTACCAACTGTATCCGAGAAGCCAAAAAACATCCGTTCCTGACCTACCGCTACAAGCTCACGCACAAGTGGGAAGAAACTAAATTGCAGCAGACGAGGGACCCTAGAAGTCCTTTGCGGGTGTGGGAGGAAGCATCGCGATTTGGCTATTACGTTATGGGCGATGATCCGGCTTACGGTTCGTCGGACGAAGCCGACCGTTCGGTTATGTCGGGCTGGCGCTGTTACTCCGACTGTATGGTGCAAGTTGTCGAGTATTGTTCGCCCGAGCCGTCCACCTATCAGAATGCTTGGATATTGGCACATCTGGCCGGTTACTACGGTTTGACGTGGATACAGCCTGTTCTTGAAATTACTGGACCGGGACAGGCTGTGTTTGACGAATTGCAAAAGATACAGAAATTGTCAGCCGAAATGCGGCCACAGGACGACGCATTCGGCATTCGCAATATCTTGGGAAATATGCGGCATTTCTTTTATCGCCGCATGGATACTCCGGGTGGCAGCTCCCTGGCCTACCAATGGAAAACCACACACGAATTAAAACAGCGTATGATGAATCAGTTTAAGGACGGAATAGAACTTGGCCGCATCATCCCGCGTTCCGTGCCGTTGATCGAAGAAATGCGCCGCATCGTCAACGACGAAGGCCAGATTGGCGGCGAGGGCCGGTCCAAGGATGATCGCGTTATGGCCGCGGCCCTGGCCTATCAGGGCTATAATCTTTATGCCTTGCCGATGCTCAAGGCCATGGGGCTGACCCTGGCCCGGTCGGCCGAGATAGATCAAAGGGGTGGAACTGAGCCGGTGGATAGGCTAATTGTGAATTTCCTGCGCAAGCAGAACATCAAGGTGCCTGCATGACGACCTATCCCGTTCGCTGTTGCTGTCAGCCCACGAAGATTTTTGGCTACATTGACGTGCCCGCGGGTGCCAAGACTCATTTCGAGGTTTTGTCTTTCGTCCCTTCCACTCCGATTTGGGACCACAAAAATCTTGAGCCGGTGCCTGCGGCCGGTTCTGTAGAGCAGCACACTATCGAGATTAGGCCCATAAAACTTGAGAATATGGAGCCGGGGGAGTACGAGTTGGCGGTGTACTCGGATGATCGCCCGATTGAGTTCTGGCGCAAAATCCGCGGGTTTCACGAATATTATGGGCCATTTCAATGAGCGGCGTTATCCGATCCTGGCAATGTCTCAACGGCAACTGCCTGCAAACCTTCGACGCATGGGAAAGAAATCCTAGCTGTCCCGGCTGTAAGTGCATTCGCGTGCAGTGGATACCCGGTGGCGGGCACGTCGCGGGTACGGCCAAGGCGGCCGATGCCGAGCTGCGGCACCTAGTGGACGTGTTCAAGATGACCGACGTGAACTCCGCGCAGCGTGGCGAGCGTGCAATGCCCAAGCTGCCGACCCCACCCAACCCCGGCCGCAACGTGCCGAATATGCAGTTTGGGCCGGGCTTTACCTCACCTATCGTGCGGGACCAGAACGGCCGGCCAGTGGCCACATGTCTGCCATCCACAACCAATGTGAATTTCAAGGCGCGGGTGGGCACAGGTAATGCGTTGCCCCACTCCCGTTCCGTGCCGGGGGTGCATTCCAACACCGCGATTGAATATACTCATAGGCCACTACGATGAATGATTTGCGGCGAAAGATCGCCAGCGACCCCGACGTAGAGACTGAGGCAGGCAAGCGGCGCTTCGGTCCTGATCCTGATTACCGCGAGCCAGAGCCGGACTGGCAAATTCCGCCAATTGAACGGCACCGGCAGCCGTTTTTCACGATCAACAAGGAAAAACCCATGACCACCTCCGTAAAGGTTCACGTCAACGGAAAATATCGCGCAACCGTGAAGCAAATCGGCCACGACCCTGTGACAGTCGAGGGCAACTACAACGGCGGCAGCGGCGAAAAGTCGTTCTATTTGCCCCACCCGGCCAAAGCAACTTTCGAGATTTCGGAAGAGCAGGTTGCCGACGGCGACGAGCGGCCCGCTACGTGACCACAAGATGTAGGGCTGTGTGTCTAAACCGGATAAGCATGTTCATGATCATTCCTGAAAGCTCAAGTCTCAAAGATGAGTACCTAAATTGGGTGCTATCGACGTGTCTCGACTCGAAAGAAGAACGCAAAGCCCTGTACGACCGCCGCCGGCAATTCTTCCTGTACGGCACAAGCGGCGATAGCGACATCATCTACAACCGAATCGAATCGCATCTCGATTTGGTCTGCTCGTTTCTCTACTCGCCGGACCATGCTGAATTTTCACTTTCTGCACCCGCTAACGCTAGTGATGCTGAAGTGAAACAGTTTATGGCCGCGCAGGACGCCTTCAACAACGATTTTCGCGATGCCGGTCTGTTTGATTTCTTTGGCGAGGCGCTGAAATGGTCAACGGTGATGGATACCGTTGTCGGCAAAATGGGCTGGTCCGACGTGAAAGAGGAAGAAACTTTCACCATGGTCATGCCGTGGGAGTTCGGGGTATTTGCCGAGGAAATCACCGACCTGGAAAGCCAGCCTGCGTTCGTCCACACCTACTACATCGACTATGACAATGCCTGCCAGCGGCTGATTCGGGCTGGGCTGGCCAACAAAATCGACCAGTTGAGCGTGGTCAATACCCCATTCGAGTCGCCATTTCCCGAAATGGTTACGCGGATGATTATTGCGTCCACGTCAGGGGAGAATTTAAGTGGAAACGTCACCGGATCGGTCAATCCCAGCTATGTCGCAAGGCCTAGCTACGTGGCCAAAATCAATCGTCCGCTGGTCGCTTTCCACGAACTTACGGTGTGGGACGACGTATGCGAGGACTACCGAGTATTTTTCGCCGTTGATCCCGGAATCATCCTCTCCGACTCCAAAAAAACCATCGAAGTCCTGAAAAAGGCCAAGGGGTACAGGGTTCCGAGCAAGGATCAGGAGCAGTTCTACAACACGCAATGCAATCCGTTCTTCCCCAAAGATCACCCTTACGTCCAAATCACGCCCTACAGCATCTACAAGTATTTCTGGGGCAAGGCACACATCGAATCGTTGATCCCGTTGCAGCAATGGTCGAATGAACGGCTGGACCAGATACACGACATCCTCGAAAAGCAGGCTTACCCGCCCCGCGTCGGTAGTGGCTTCCTTGGCATGACCGAGGATAAGATGGAGGCCTTTGGCGGGGCCGATACGTGGGTGATGGATCAGTTGCCGCAGGCGGCCATCAAGGAACTGGCCCCGCAAATGCCGCCGGACATTTTTGCGGATTACCAGCAAATTGCCGGGTTGATGTTGGAGGCGTCAGGGCTGACAGCCACTGCGGAAGGCAAGGGCACCAAGGATGTTCGCTCGACCGGCCACGCCAAGCAATTGCTCACCACCGGCACCGGCCGCATCAAAAAGACCGCAACCAAGTTGGAGGCGCCATTAGTCCGCATGGGCGATTTAGTGATGAAACTAAATATGCGGAACAACGACAATCCGATAAAGCCGGACCCGAAAGAGGACGGCAAGCCGGGGGATGAATTTTTCTACCATAACCTATCGTCGGATTACTCTCTGTCCGTTGCCGGACATAGCCACAGCCCGTTGTTTGCCGACGACAGTAGGGAGTTGGCAACGCTACTCAAGAAGGCGCAGGCGATTGACGAGGAAGCATTCCTGCGGATGATGAACCCGCCCAACAAGAACAACCTCATCCACTCGTTGCGCGCTCGCAAGAAACAAGCCGCCGAAGCCGCGGCCAAGCGTGCGCAGATGGGAATGCCGCCGGAAGGCGAGAAGCCGAAAAAGAACGGACACGCACATCCGTGATACGTCCAATTCTGACGTAGCAACGTGAACGAGGGCGGAACAATGAAGGAACTATTTATCGCGGCGCATGAACAATTGATTGAGGAATATTTGGCAATGCATCAGGACGCAACTGATGCCGAGGCATATGACGCGACCGCCGACCGCGCTTATGACCGCATGACCGACAATCTTGCCGACATGGCGGATAGGCTCAAAGACCGCGCCAAGGAAACTGGTAATTGGCCGCCACGCTGATTTGACAAACCAAAATCCCGCGCGCACATTTACAGGGTTAGGCACTCATGGGCGGGATACGGCGATAGTCGCTGTGTTGGCGCCCGCCAACCATAACTGGAAGGAGCCTCATTATGCGGAGACGTAAAAGTCACAAGCGCGGCCGTCGCAAGTCGCGCCGGTAAGCGTACAAACCTCAACTCGCACGAACCTTTTGGCCTCGGCACCGCACTGCCGGGGCCAATTGCTTTTCGCCTAGTTGACGCCCAACGGCTTTTAGTCCTATGAATTGAATCCTATGCCGATGGGAATGGACCAACCACCGCCGCCTGCCGCTCCTGGTGCACCTCCCGGTGCCGGTGCTGCACCTCCCGGTTTGCCCAAATCGCCGGCCGGGGGGCCAGGCGGCCCAGGCGCTTCGCCGATGCTTTCACCCGGCGGCGGCGCTGGCAATCAAGCCGCGGCAATGCAATCCGTCAAAGTCGCCATGCCAACGCTGTTACATGCGGCGCTGGCGTTCACGGTCGGCTCAAAAGAACAACAGGCCCTCATCAACGCCTATCGCGCGCTTACCCCGATATTTGGTAAGGCCGAAGGTTCCAACATGGTCCCTGCCGGTATCGCCAACATGGCGATGAATGCGCAGAAAGGCGGGGGTATGTCAGCCGCTCCCCCGCCCGGCATCAAACCAACCAACGAACCCCCGCCCGGTATGTCAATGCCCGGTCCGGAAATGGAGGCAGCATGACCGATTTTCTTCGCCCGAAAGCATCCGCTCCCGCGCGCACGCGCAAGATGGAAAACGGGATTTTCCGCAATCCGCCCACGTACAGTGTGCTTGGCGGCTTCACGTCCGAACAAAAGCTCACCGATCCGACCGGCAAGCGCAACAAGATCGGCGGCATGGGCCTTGAGCGCGGCGGCCCGTCTGCTCAGCGCGGCAAGCCAATCTGATGGACGCCCCCAAGCCGATTGATCCGAACGTCGCGCAGGATTTGGCGCGGCTCGCACTCGATCTGTCGCACGACAAAAAGACCCGCAAGGCATTCGCCAAGATCGTGCGCGAAGCCAAGCCTGATTCGGCTCACGCCGCGGCCTTTGCCGATGTGGAAGTCGAGGACAAATTCGAGGCGTTCAAGTCCGAATTTGAGCAGAGCCGAATCCAAGACCAGCAGAACGCTATTGTCGAGAAGCTGAACCGCGACCGGCAACGGCTGCTGGCCGGTAGCGATGATGGTTCGGCTCCGAAATACGATGAGGATACGGTCAAGAAAATCGAGGACCTGATGCAAAAGAAGGGCATCAGCGACTACGAGGACGGCCGCATTCTGTATGCCGCGCTCAACCCGCCGCCGGCCAATCAAAAGCCCAGCGGCGAAACCCCGCCGGGCGCGACGTGGGAATTGCCGGCGTTTGCCGAGTATTCGAAAGACCCGAACAAGGCCGCGCGCAATAATGCGTATGCGGTGATTGACGAGTTTCGCAGAAGGCGGGCCTAAATCCCGCTAAGTCGTTGAAAGGATTGACAAAATGCCGATCTTCGGCCAAGGGATTGTGCCAGCAAGTGGCGCTATAGCCTCAGAATTGTCCGCTGTTGTTAGGCGGGCGTTCATGAACAAAGTATACGTGCAAATCTGGAAATCGGCCCCGCTGATTTCGGCCCTTCTCGCCTCGGCACAAGTCGCCACGGGCGGTCTGTCGCCCATCACGGCGCCGGTCCAGGGCACTCCGATGGTGTCCGGCCAGTGGGTGGATTACTCGGGCAGCTTCGAACAGCCTGGTGTGATGCCCGGCATTCAGGACGCCGAATTTGACCTCAAGGCTTTCGTCTCGACCATCCCATTTCTGGGTATGGAAGGGCTGGTGCAGCTCGATTATTCGGTGGTGCCGCTGATCGAAGCGCGCATGAACGACTCCACCAACGTCACAATCGATACTTTCGCCAACTCCCTCTACAACAACGTCGCCAATACCCAGCAGCTTATCGGGTTGCCGGCCGCAATTGACGACGGCACGTTCTCGGCGACCTACGGCGGCATCAACCGCAACACCAACACGTTCTGGAAATCGACCTACGTTCACGGCAACGGCAACGTCACGCCGACCCGGAACCTGATGCTCCAATATATTTCGCAGGTTTCCAAGACCACCGGCGAAATGCCGTCCATTGGCGTCATGGGATTCGGCACTTGGACGTTGCTGGCGCAGGATTTCACGTCGCAGGAACGCTACAACATCACCCCGGGCAATGCTTTCGGTGCCGACGAAAAGGCATCCAGCCTGTTCCGGGCCTTGGATGTGGCCGGCGTGCCGTTCTATGCCGACCCGTACTGCCCAGAGGGCGTGCTGTACCTCATCAATACCAACTATCTGTCGCTGTACCTGCATGAGAGAGCCGCATTCTCTTTCACTGGGTTCGAATCTACTCTCCCGAACAACCAGCTCGGCTACATCGGCGCCATCCTTTCGCTGCTCGAACTCGTGGACGTGAAGTGCAAGGCTCACGGGAAGTTCGACGGCCTCGCGTACTTGAACATCTGAGGACACCATGGCTCGCATAGGCGGCGCATTTCCCCTTCCTCTCGGTCAGGTTTCCGAGAGCACCAACAAGGTCTGTCTCGGCTCTGGTGGCGTGTGGTACTTCCCGCCCGGCCAGTATGTCGTGTTGACGGATGCCAGTTGCACCATCGAGCGTTGGGACCCGATTGAGCAAACTTGGGCGACCTTCCAGGCGGCCTCGACCGGCGGCTTTATCAACTGCGATGGCTTCAATTTCCGTTGCCACAACATCACTGGTGTGGTCAGCGGCAACACATTGACGGCCGGCTCGGGCATGACCAACGGTATTGGTTCCGCGGCAACGGGCGTATCCATTGCTTTCGCGGCTTCCAACACCACCGGCTACCCGACCGCACTTGGCTATGCCATCATTGGTGGCAGCGTAGCTGCCCCGACCGTGACGCAGGCTGGTTCGGGCTTCCTTGTGCCCCCGGTTCTGGTCATTGATCCGCCCCCGCCGGGCGGTATTCAGGCCACGGCCATTGCC